TGCGAGGGGCGAAACCCGCTAGGCGTCGGGAAGAATCGCAAGCTCGACGGGGACGCTATCGACGGTAAGTCGCCTGGCGTCGAGATCTACGATCGTGGTCGCTGGTTCGCTGTCACCGGTAGCGGCGGGGGTGATATCCGGTACGCTCAAGACGAGATCAACGCATTCTGTGAGGAGTATTGGCCGGCGGCTAAACTACCCAGTGTGACGCAAAACCCCGATCATAATATTAGCCTCGACACGCTGGAACGTGCTCGAGCATACATCGCCAAAATACCCCCTAGCGTTAGCGGATCTGGCGGACACAACGCCGCGTTCTCGTGTGCCATCGCTCTCGTCAAGGGATTCGATCTCGATCTATATAACGCGAGATCGTTATTCAGCGAGTGGAACGCTAACTGCGAGCCGCCGTGGTCGGCGAAAGAGATCGAGCACAAGCTCAAGGAAGCCCAGAAAGCGAAAGACACGGCGGGTTATCTCCTAGACGACACATCACTGGGCAACACCTATGGGAGAGAGGGGCACACGATCGGTAGCGTCGATATCGATAAATTCGTTGCCGACGCCGAGGACGCCGTAAGCGAGAAGCCGAAACCAGCGAACCCCCAAGCGTTAACCGCTCACGCCGCCGCGATCGAATACATCGAGAAACTAGGTTCCAAGACCGACATCGCGTACACGTGCGGTATTCCCGCCGTAGATCGCGCCCTAAGCGGCGGAATCGAACCCGGCGAAATGATGATAGTCGCCGCAAGACCGTCTCACGGTAAATCCGCATTCTGTTTGCAAGCTCTCGACGAGAACGCGATAAGCGGTTACCCATGCCTTATGATATCCGAAGAAATGGGATCGATGGCGATTGGCAAGCGGGTTATCCAGTATGCGAGCTCAACGCCTGTCGACGAATGGCGATCGAATATCGAGTTCGTTCGCGACCAAGTCGAGGACCATTACTCGCAAAGATCCGAAGTCTACATGGCGTACGATTGTCGCGATGTCGAATCCGTCGAGAAAGTTGTTCGCCAGCATGTTGAAGATTACGGCGTTAAGGTCGTTGCCGTCGATTACGCGCAACAGCTTAAGTCGAAGGGTAAGAGCCGTTACGAGCAAGTATCGCATATCTCGATCGCCCTAAAGCATCTCGCGACTGAATTCGATATCGCTATGATCGTCCTCGCGCAACTAAATCGCGGCGTCGAGAATCGCGAATCGTTCGAACCGAAAGCGTCAGATCTTAGCGACTCTGGGCAGCTCGAACAGGATGCTGATTGCATTGTCTCGCTAGTTTGGCCGAATAGGGTTGACGACAGCGTATCGAAGAGTGTATATACGGTGTACGTTCAGAAGAATCGGAATCGAGAGATCAAGTCGTCGAAGGTCGCGTGTAAGTTCGATCCAGCGAGGCAAACGATTAGAGGCGATTCCGACGCGGTTATCGTCGAGCGAAATGAGGGGTTTGATATCTTTAATTCGGGAGGAATAAAGGATGTTTGAGGGAGAATACCATTTACATCACGGCGACTGCATAGAGCACATGTCGACACTGCCTGACGCTTGTTTTGACTTCAGCGTGTTCAGTCCGCCATTCCCATCGCTTTACGCATACAGCGACAGCGAGAAGGATATCGGCAATAGCGAGGACTTCGCCGGCGACGCGAAGTTGCATTTGTCGTTTTTTTATCGTCAGCTAGGTCGACTGATTAAGCCGGGGCGAGCGATTGTTGTCCACGTCATGCAGATTCCGCGACTAAAGCGATGCGGCGGCGTTGGATTGCACGACTTCCGCGGGTTGAATATTAGACTCGGCGAGCGAGCGGGGCTGGTTTACGAGTACGATTGGGCGGTCAGGAAGAACCCGCAAGCCCAGGCGATTAGAACGCGAAGCCGAGAGTTGCAATTCGTCGGACTCGAGCGGGATCGCGCGAAGTGCAGAGGCACGCTGCCGGACTACCTAATCAAGTTCCGAACGCCTGGCGATAATGAGACGCCAGTAAACACAAAAGGCGAGGTCAGCCGAAACGACTGGATCGATTGGGCTGAATGCACATGGATGGACATCAAGGAAACCGATACGCTCAACACTAAAGAGGGCAAGGGCGAGAACGATACCAAGCACATATGCCCTCTTCAGCTTGGCGTGATAGATAGGCTCGTGAGGCTGTATACCGATCCCGGCGAAATCGTATTCTCCCCGTTCGCCGGGATCGGGAGCGAAGGGTACGCGTCGATCAAGAGGGATCGCCGATTCTACGGGTGCGAGCTTAAGGATGAGTATCACGAGACCGCGTTAAGGAACCTCGCTAAAGCCGAGTCATCGAAGCAAAAACAGTATGCGTTGTTTGGGGGTGATGAATAATGGAGATCACACTAAATCCCGCCAGCGTCGACGACTATCGCAAGTTCTGTGAGATCAAAAAGCTGCCAGTTCACTTCATTAAGGGACGGATGGCATGGTTTCCCGACGAATACGCGAGCCGAATTGGCGTTAAGGTCGAAGTGAAAGACGATACCGAATATCGCGCCCCTGACTGGATGTTCGACTACCAAGCGGCGATTACGGAGATCGCTATTCACAAGAGGAAGTTCGCGGCGTTTTGCGATTGCGGACTAGGAAAGACCGCTATACTTCTCGAGTTCGCGAGGCACGCGGCGAAGGCGTCAGGGAAGCGAGTTCTCGTTGTGTCGCCTCTCATGGTTGTTGCCCAGACAGTTGAGGAGGCGTCTAAGTTCTATGGCGAATATGGGATAGACGTTATTAAGTCGGCGGACCTGCAATCATGGCTCGACGGCGAGCATGGCGAGCACACAATCGGGATCGTCAATTACGATGCCATTAAGCCGGATCTAACTGGCGGCAATCTCGGCGGTATCGTGCTTGATGAATCGTCAATGCTTAAAAGTCATTACGGCAAATGGGGGACGAAGTTAATCGAGCTCGGCAAGGGCGTTGAGTGGAAGCTCTGCTTGACGGGCACGCCTGCGCCGAACGATCGGATCGAGTACGCCAATCACGCCGTCTTCCTCGATCAGTTCTCGACCGTCAACGCATTTCTCGCGACATACTTTGTGAATCGAGGGCAAACGGATAATCGGTGGGAGCTCAAGCCTCATGCGTTGGCTCCGTTTTATCGAGCGATGGCGCATTGGTCGATATTCCTATCAAACCCAGCGACCTACGGGTGGAAGGATAACTCGGAGACGATACCGCCGATCAATATTCACGTTCATCATGTCGAGATGACGAAAGAGCAAACCGACATAATGCGGGAAGTCACTGGCAGCTTATTCGCGAATGAAGCCGGCGGGATAACCGGTCGATCGGCAATGGGCCAACTCGGCAAGGGGTTCTATCGAGGGCAGCCGGTAGCGACGAACAAGCCAGACGCGATAAAGAACCTCCTGAAGTCGTGGGAGGGCGAATCGGCTATTATATGGTGTCTGTATAACGCCGAGCAAGATTCGCTGGCGAGAGAAATAACGGACTCAGTTAGTATCACGGGCACGACTAAGCCGGCGGACCGCCAGAAGGCTATTGACGACTTCAAGGCCGGTCGAGTCAAGACGCTGATAAGCAAGCCAAAGATCCTGGGGTTCGGGCTCAATCTTCAGATCGCAACGCGACACATATTTAGTGGGCTACAGGACAGCTACGAGAGCTATTATCAGTGCATTAAGAGATCGAACCGGTACGGGTCGACCAAGCCGCTCAATGTCCATATACCGATTACCGAAGTCGAGGAACCGATGATGCAGACGGTCCTACGCAAGGCTGAAATGGTCCAAAAAGACACGGACGAGCAAGAGCGACTGTTCAAAAAGATAAGCAAGTTCAGGACGAACAATGACAGTGCCAAGTAGGGCGGAAGCGAAAGCGGTTTACCGCAAGGAAGCGAAACGCCTTCGCGCCCTAAACGCTAAAAACGCGGCAACGCACGAAGAATGCCCATCGTGCGAGCTTGTCGGTTGGGATCGCGAAGGCGGCTATTGTCGTCGATGCAAAGAGGTGATTCCATCGGCGGAAGCGATAGCGGCGGGAGCTGCGGAGATTCGAGAGGGATGGGATGCCGAGACCTACGCTAAGAGATCGGGAACGCCGTATTATAAAGACGAGTACCGCGGCGAGTTATTCCTGAATCCTATCGACGTGGGGTCGCATATCAGATATTACGGCGAGATATCGCCTAATCGCAAGGCGAAGGGTAGCGACTCAAAATAAGGAGGTGCGACATGACAGCGTTCCCAAAAGCGACGATTAGTGAGCACGACGGGTTCGCGGTAAGAGTTTGCCGAGAACCGCCGAACACTGGCAGGTTCTGGGTTTTCCACGACGCCTGGGGCGAGTATCTAAGGCGAGATGGAACCCTAGGCGTAGACTGCTCTAACGGCGGCTGGTACGACACCTACGACGACGCGTTAGCGGCGATTGAGGCGTACAAAGAACCGAAAATCGTATGGATAGAACGTCGTCCGTTGATGGGTTATCTTGTTGTCGGTTATGGCGATGGCAAGCCTTCGGGATACCCGCGAGCTCGAAAGTTCGTCGAGGTCAAGGGATGATTCTCGCTTTAATCGCTCTCACGACGATACCGCACGATCTCGTTATCGTCGATCAATTCGAGTACATCGAGGTTAATCACCTATACGATCCATCGTCTGGCGCCGTTACCCTAGATCAATACATATTCTGGGACGGTGACGACTGTCACGGTTGGATGATGGTGCCGCGTTCACGCGTTAAACGCGAAGACTTGAATACCGACGCCGAACGCGACGAGTACGATAAAGCGGCGAAAGCGTATCAACGGAACTGGCTCGCGAAAGAGAAGCGGCGTTTCGTCGCTAAGTGGCTCGCGCGAGGACGCAACCGGCGGCAGATCGAGAGAAATTGGGATCCGCCGAATCCGCCGAAATACAATCCGCCGTTCATCGGCAAGATGCCTCAGCGAGTCAACGGCAAGAGCGTTCTAGTTGTCTATCACAATAAACGTATCAGGCGGATTATCGCCGACTTCGCGGTAGAGACATGGACGACGATAGATCCAGAGCGAGAGAACCAAAAACACTTCGATAAAGACGACAGGCGAGGTTTAACGAATGAGTGAGCTACCGATTATGAATCCGCCGAAAGGCATAGTCAAAACTACCGTTTACATCGCGGGACCGATGCGAGGCTATCCGCGATTTAACTTTGACGCGTTCGACGCCGCTCAGTCGCATTTGGAGAGTCTGGGCTATCGAGTAATCTCGCCGGCGGCGCTGGATCGCGAGGTCGGATTTAATCCTGATGACGAGGACGCGTTAAGCACGTTTGACAACGAGGCTGCGTTTGAGCGAGATGTCGCAGCAATTCGCGAGTGCGCCGTCGTCGCTTTACTACCTGGGCACGGGAAGTCGATAGGGGCGACCGCAGAGCGATGTATTGGGCGATGGCTACGAAAGGGCGTCGTTGAATACGCCGGCGGGCCTACGCCGTTCGCAGTATGCCATCACGGTGAATCGCAAACACAACCAGACGAAGACGTTCTCGACGAGGCTAAGCGCCTCACATCCGGCGAGCGTAACAACTCGTATGGGCCGCCGAATCAAGACTTCGCGAAAACGGCAACGATGTGGAGGGTGATTCTAGGCGTTGACGTCGAGCCTAAAGATGTCGCGCTTTGTATGATAGCGTTAAAGCTCTCGCGTGCTACGTGGGCCGCGAAGAGAGATAATTGGGTTGACATCGCCGGGTACGCTCGGTGCGGGTTTCAATGCGAAAGCGAGGGCGAATGCGAATCCTAGCGATCGATCCCGGTCCGGTCGAGTCCGCGTGGGTCGTGTACGACAGCGATCCCGCCGAGATCGTCGAGAAAGCGAAAGAGGTTAACGAGATCGCGATTCAATCGCTTCATTGGCAAAGCGTGGACGCGTGCGCCATCGAGATGATCGCGAGCTATGGTATGGCGGTCGGCGCGACGGTGTTTGAAACCTGCGTTTGGATCGGTCGATTCGCGGAAACATG